CAGCCCTCGCCCCACGGGCGGGGCTCTGCCGGCACCCGGGGCGCCTGGGGCGCCTTCTTGACGGCCCGGAAGGCCGAGAAGGAGCCGAAGGCGAACAGCGCGCCCAGGGGCGTGATGATCAGGTCCGGGGGACCCCCGAAGAAGCAGGCAAGGGCGAGCACGCCCAGGGCGATGCCCGCTGCGATCAAGAACAGCTTCTTCATGATTGGCTCGCCTTCACGCCGTAGCAGTACACCGAATCGTCATAGTCCACGACATTCGTCGTCTCTCCGGACCCGGTTCGCCAGTAATGGTCCGCGTGTGGCTGCTCGTCGGGGCACTGCTTGTCGGGCGTGTACTCATCGTCCGGTTGATGCCGTCCGGGCGTCTGCCGAGTCATGACATGTCCTCTCCGTTTGTTCGCAGGGTAGCGCCCGCCTGCCTGGCGGGCGAGGTCTTCACAGAGTTTCCGCATCGCGGAAAGCAGGTATCGTTTCGTTGCAGACGATCCGCTACGGACCTACCGGCCCCGTAGCGCACGCAAGCCCGGCAGTGGAGCGCAACCCCTTCCCCCGGAGGGCAAGCAGGCCACGACAAGGAATCGGGAGTGGTCATGAGCGAGTACGGCTTCGGATACAACGACCCGGAGTTCACTCCGGCGCCTGAGGAGACACAGTCCGCCCAGGGACCCAAGTGGTTCCGTGAGGGCCTGGACAAGCTCTCCGGGCAGGTGAGGGAGCTTCAGGCGGAGAACGAGCGCCTGAAGAACGCGCAGAAGCGCGCCGAAGTCGCCGAAACGCTCAAGACCAAGGGCTTCGCCCCGCAGGCCGCCGGCCTGTACACGGGCGACCCGGCAGGGCTGGACGACTGGCTGACGGCCAACGCCGCTGCGTTGGCACGGCTTCCCCAGACCGAGGGCGAGCAGCCCTCGCAGGAGGAGCTGGGCGCCCCGCAGGGGACGCCCCCGTCGATCGTCACGCCCGAAGGTCAGGCGGAGATCGCGCGCATGCAGGCCATGGGCGCAGGGAACGCCGCCGCCCCCGGCGGCGAGCAGGAGACGGTCTCGAAGATCCAGGCAATGGATGACGAGGCCCAGTTCGCGCAGTTCATGCGCGCACAGGGCAACCCGTACTTCTGATCCGGCTGACCTCTTCCCCCGATTCCGAATCGACTCCCTAAGGGGGGTGAGAGGCCCATGGCGAACGCATACACTGACACTTCGGCCATGTCGAACACCGTGCAGACGGCGTACGACAAGTACTTCCGCTTCGCGCTCCGCTCGATGCCGCTCTTCCGTCAGATGGCGGACGTGCACCCGACGGACCTGACCGCGCCCGGCAGCTCGATGGTGCTGCAGCGGTACCAGGACCTGGCCACCGCCACCACGGCGCTGACCGAGACCACCGACCCCGACTCCGTCGCGCTCGGCAACCCGACCCAGACCACGCTGACCCTGAACGAGTACGGCAACCCGGTGCTGCGCACCCGGAAGCTGTACCTGTTCAGCCTCACCGACGTGGACCCGGCCATCGCGAACATCATCGCGTTCAACATGGCCGACTCGGTGGACGTCATCGTCCAGACCGAGCTGCGAGGCGGTAACCGCCTCATCCAGATCAAGAACGGCGCGATGACCTACGTGACCAACGCGACGGTCTCCACCGTTGCGACCACGATGGTCGGTACCGTCGCCTCCGGCGTCGCCACCGACGGCATCACCTCCCGGGCCGTGCGCCTGGGTGTGGCCAAGATGCGCACCGACAAGGCCGTGCCCAAGCGCGGCTCGCTGTACGGCGGTGTCATCCACCCGGAGGTCTCCCACGACCTCCGCCAGGAGACCGGGGCCGCCGCCTGGCGCGACCCGCACAACTACTCCGGCGTCGGCAACATCTACGCGGGCGAGATCGGCACCTACGAGGGTGCCTTCTGGATCGAGTCCCCGCGGGCCTACAACGCGGTGGACGCGGGTGCGACCGACAACACCGTGCGCCGGTTCCGTACCTACCTGCTCGGCCAGGAGGGTGTGGCCGAGGCCGTGGCGGACGAATTCCATGTCGTCGCCGGCCCGATCGTGGACAAGCTGGCGCGGTTCCGGCCGCTCGGCTGGTACGGTGTAGCAGGATGGAAGAGGTATCGCGAAGAGGCGATCACCCGGATTGAGACGACCTCCTCGATCGACGTGTCCTGAGGTACGCCGCCGCCTCTTCCAGGATCTCTGGCGAGTCCTGGAAGAGGCCCAGCGCCCGGTTGCACGAGTGGCAGAGCAGCCCCCGGATGTCATTGGAGGTGTGGCAGTGGTCTACGCACAGCTCGGTCGAATCCTTTCGGCCGGACGCGGTGCGCTTACAGATGGCGCACGCCTCGCCCTGCGAGGCCAGCAGGGCGGCGTACTCCGTCGCGCCTATGCCGTACTTCCGGAAGCGGATCTGCGCCCGATTGAGGCCGAGCTCCTGGCGCTTCTGCGCCTGGGCTCGCGCCTTCTCCGGGTTGTCCTGAGCCCACTTCCTGACTCGGGCCTTGTTGCACTCCTTGCAGTACGAGCACAGCCCGTCCCGGCTGCGGCCGTCCTTGTGGAACTCGGACACCAGCTTCGCCGCATTGCACTTCGTGCAGTGCTTCGTGTCCGTGTCCTTGCGGGCCGCCACCGCCCTGGCGCGCTGCTCGGCGGCCAGATCTACGGTGCAGGGCTTGCAGTAGGCGGTCAGGCCGTCGCTGTTGCGACGGTTCCGGTGGTACTCCGAGACCGGCTTCGCCGTCTCGCACCTGGGGCAGCGCTTGGTGTCCATGACTACACCCTACCATCCGAGTGGGTGGGCTAATGGCTGCTTGGACCTTCCGCACCCCCACCACCCCTGAAGGCCCTGCCTCCTGGCAGGACCGCCTGTTCATCAGGGTCAAGCTCGACCGCGGTATCACGATCCTGGAGAACAGCCCCGGCACTTACCGGGCGGTGCGGTTCCCGAGCCAGGACGAGATCGCCGCAGCCGTGACCACCTACATGGGTGGTCACGAATACCTCGTGGACGACGCCACCAAGGCCGCGCTCATCGCGGCCGGAGTGGGCGTCTCCGCCTCCAACTTCACGCCCGCTGCGTAGGAGCCGTCATGACCCACCCTTGCCCGCCGTGCGGTGACGGCGGCAACACCACCATCCACAACCAGGACGAAGCCGAGATCCTGGCCCGGGTCACCTCCGGTGTCCCCACCCGGGCGGAGGGCTACCGGGAGGACGACAGCCACGTGCACCCCGTGCACCGTGAGCGGAACGTGGCCGGCTCCTGATGCAGCCGCCCACGCAGTACGCCCCCGGCGAGAAGTGCAGCTCCGGCTGCCGCACCAAGGACCACCGGTCCTACCACGAGTGCGTGGCCGGCAAGGGCGTCAAGACCTACCTGGCCAGCCCCTCCAAGGGGCTGGACGGTACCGCGCAGAAGCGCTGGGACGGGGAGCTGGCCGCCTACCGGGCGGCCCGCAAGGAGGGCATACAGCCCGACGGCACCCGCATGCACCAGATCACCGAGGCCCGGAAGCTGTCCGACGCCGCAGGAGCGGCGTACGGCAGGGACTTCTCCAAGGCAGACCCGATCGGGGCCTGATATGACCACTCTCAACGACCTGATCACGCAGGTGCGCCAGCAGCTGCTGGGCTACACCCTGGATCAGGCGTCGGTGTCGGAGCTGGCGGCGCCCATGGCGCCGGGTGACACCACCTTCACCGTGGACGCCGGGACGGTGACGAACCTGTCCCGGGGCCTGGTGGAGATCGATGACGAGCTGATCCTGGTCAAGGCATACGACCGCACCTCCGGTGTGGTCACCGTCATGGGCCTGGCCAACGGCCGCGGCGCCGAGGCCACCACGGCTGCCTCCCACGCGGTCAACGCCCTGGTGACGGCCTCCCCGCCCTTCCCGCGGGCTCGCATCAAGGAGGCCATCAACCAGGCCATCCTCGGGCTGTACCCGTCCCTGGTGTCCCTGGCCACCACCGAGATCACGAACATCTCCGTGGTGTACCAGTACGAGATGCCGGCCGACGCCGTCGGCGTGCGGGCGGTGGCCCTGCAGACCATCGGCCCCACCAAGGTGTGGCAGCAGGGCCGGAGCTGGCACTTCGACCCGCGGTCGAACACAGGCGACTTCCCCACGGGGAAGTCCATCCAGCTCTTCGATGCCGTGGTCCCCGGACGCGCCATGCGCGTGCTGTACGAGAAGGCCCCCTCGAAGCTGGACGCCGGCACGGACGACTTCGAGGCCGTGACCGGCTACCCGGACCGGGTCACCGATCTCGTGATCTGGGGCGCGTGTTCGCGCCTGATCCCCGCCTACGACACTGCACGCCTGCAGCAGCAGGCGGTGGAGTCCACCGAGCGGGCGGGCCTGGTGCCGCCCACGTCGGCGCTGAAGACCGCCTCCTACTACCAGCAGCTGTACTACCAGCGGCTGGAAGAAGAGAAGGCCCGGCAGTTCGAGGAAGACCCCTTCCCGCAGTTCTTCGCAGGGAGCTGACCCCATGCCCGTCAACCGCTACTACTCCAGCACGGCCCAGCCCACCACGCTGAGCGGGTCCATCTCCTCCGGCGCCACGTCGATCAGCGTGGGCGCCACGACGGGCTTCCCGTCCACCACGCCCTTCACGCTGGCGCTGGACTACGGGGCCGCGACGGAGGAGCTGGTGGACGTCACGGGCGTGGCCGGGACCACGCTGACGGTCACCCGCGGAGCGGACGGCACCAGCGCCCAGAGTCACAGCCTGGGTGCCGCGGTGCGGCACGTGGCCTCGGCGAGGGACTTCGCCGACTTCCAGACCCACCAGGCCACCGGCTCGGCAGTCCATGGCGTGTCCGGCACGCTGGTGGGCACCAGCGACAGCCAGACCCTGAGCAACAAGACCCTGTCGTCCCCGACCATCGCCGGGGGCGCCCTGTCGGGCACCTTCTCCGGCACCCCGACTTGGTCGGGTGCCCACACCTTCTCCGCGACACCCGCCTTCCAGGCGGGTATGACCGTAAGCGGTGGCGACGAGTTGGTAACCCGCGCGGCAACGGGCAACACGGCCTACCGCACCCGCGTGACGGGCGACTCCACGGACCGTCTGGCGGTCCTGGCG